TAGCACTGCCGCCACGTACACCATTCTGTGTACAACAACGTACAGTTGCTTCAAACTTTTTAAGGAACGGAACTATTCCTGTGTGTGCAACTTCTCCTCCTCGGATTTTTGCGTTGACTCCGCGAATTCTTCCCGCATTGATGCCAATTCCTGCCCTTTGCGCTGTATAACGTCCAATAGACATATCGCTGGCAAAAATGGAATCAAGGGTATCATCCGAATCAACGAGGACACACGAGGCAAATTGCCTAACCGGTGTTCGCACTCCGGCCATAACAGGCGTTGGGATGTTGAGTTTAAAAAGCGAGGTCGCGTCATAGTATCTCCTTACATAGTGCATTCTATCTTCTTTGGGATAGTTGGCAAATAACGTTGCGGCTATCATCATGTACATGAACTGAGGAGTCTCAAATATTTCTCCTGATGAACGATCCTGTACAAGATATTTGTCTACTACCTGACGCAGACCTGCGTAGGTAAAGTTCTCATCACGCTTGTGATGAATATATGTGTCTAGTTTAGCTAGTTCTTCGTCATCATATGATTCTAAAATTGCTTTATCATATATACCACGGTTTATATTTTGTGTAATCATTTCTTTTAATGTTACTGTTTTATATTCGCCAAAAACTTGTTTGTAGATAGCGTAGGACAGCAAACGTGCAGCTGCATATTGGTAATTTGGTGCATCTAAATTTATTAGATCGTTTGCACTTTTAATTAATATTTCTTGTATTTCATCAGTACTCATGCCATCATAAAATTGAATATTTGCATTCATTTCAATTAAACTACTACTTACACCAGCAAGTCCTTCACACGCAAACTCTACTACCTTATGTATCTTATCAATGTTAAGTTCTTCTTTTTGTCCTGTGCGTTTGACAATGTTGATGTTTATTCCGTTTGACATTTTTACCTCTTTCTGATTCTATATTTAGTGTAGCTTAGACATTGCATAGCGTTTTTCGACAGCTATTTTGCCTAAACTTTTGATTTGTTTTTTAACATCATTTCCGTTTTGTTCAACAGTAACAACATCATTTCCTGTTTGTAGCACATACATTGTTTTTGACTTTTCAATGTTAGTACCAATATATATCTCAAAATCTTTACCAGTAAAACGTTTAGTTAACTGTAAAGAATAGCACACCCCTAGTAGTATACAAAAATTACAATATTGATTTTCAGCAACTAGTTCCCAGGGTGTAGGCCAAGTCTTCTGATCCCAAGGATCAGTATTAATACTCACCCTAGGAGCATTATCATAGTAACTTATAGCTTCTTGGACTGGATCTTTGCTAGTTTCTAAAACTTTGCGAAAATCACTCCAGGAGGCTAACCTGTCTTCATACTTTTTATAGTTGAACATTTAGATTATGTTGCTTTGTTTACATCTTATTGTGAATTTCATTTCTGCTATTAAACTTGTACTAGTTATTGTAACAGAAATAGTTTCGCTTGTCAAGTCCGCATTTTCATCAATTAAGGCTGCTGAGAAACTAATGTCGTCTTCATAAGCAGAATCTCCGCTGTAATTGTATTCATCTACTACACTGACTGTCGGGGTACCAAAGTTTTCTTGGGTGATACTAAGGGTACCACTTCTAACTGCTTCAAAATTTGTAGCAGTAATTAAATAATCTATATCATAGGACTGGTGCTCGTTGCCTGGCAGTCTAAAAGTTTTTACATTTGAACCTTGTGTTATACTAATTACACTATGATATCCTTGTGTATATATACTGTTGCCTTCTACTTCTGGTAGATAAGGAACATTATTAATAAAATCCTGTGAATAAGACAAAGCTGCTGTTCTTGCAAAAAAGTCATCTACACTATCGTTCTTATTTTTATTAAATTTTATAATACTAGTTTCAGGCTGTCCTTCTGTACCTGCTTCATTACCACACAATGTAAACTTGTTTGACTGACTCAAATTGTTTTCACCTTGTTCGATATAGATCGCTTGCTTGTTTATGTTATCAAAAGAACAGTTTGATAACACATTCTTTGATGGACCTGTTGATTTTCCTGATGTACCTAACACCATGCCTTTACCGAATGTAATTCCGTATCCTAATACATCAAATGTGCATTTGTCAAATGTATTATTATTAATATCCCATACTGATTCAACAGCATAACTAAATCCTGTTACCCTTACATTTTGGAATATATTATTTTTTGTTTCAACACTTCCACTAAGACTAGACATTTGTATTCCTATATTAGCGTCAACTAAACTGTCTGGCTGTGTCCATGCTCCGGTTACATCTATATTGTGAAAGTAACTATCAACACAACTTTGTAAATCTAAACCTTTGTTGGATGCTGTAGTGTCTAGTGTTAAGTTTTCAATACGTATATTCTTTGACTGGGTAACACTAGTAGGAGCATAATTAGGTGAACCTGGTGTACTTGAACTTGTGACTGTATCAAATATAGGTCCAGCACCAGAGTTTCTTATAATAGTCTTGTCTCGTCCTGCACCGATTATATTTGCTTGTGGTGGTATGTGTATCGTACTTGTAATACTATAAATGCCTGGCTCTATATAAAGAACAACTCTGCTAGAAGCATTTGCTTTGGTTGCATCATTTAAGAACAATTGATCAACTGCACGTTGTAATCCTGCTGTTGCATCATCACTTGCAACACCAGTAAGACCGAAAGATCTTATGCTTACAATATCATCTAATCTTGATTGTAGTGTTCTTTCTATAGGACTTGCACTTGCAGTACCGGTTTGTATGTATCCGTCATCTACTCTATATGTATATTGATCTGCAAGACTAAAAATATCATCAAATTGTGTTAAAATCTTTGTGTTACCTACTGTTGGAGCTCCTTCAGCTACTGAGCCGTTACCTATGTACAGTTCACGACTGTCAATTGCCCAACCCAACTCTCCACTAGAAAGTTGTGGTAAACCTGCGCCTGCATTTTTTTGTCCTCTTCGAACTTGTATACGTGATATCTGTACGACTGCCACTAGTTTCTCCTACTTCATTTAATGTATTTAGTCACATATTGAAGACAATTGCCAATCGGCCTTTGTCACCTGTATGATTTGGTAAAACTTCATGTTCTAACCAGGCCGGCCATAAATAGCACCAACCCTGTTTGGCCGGTAAATCAATAAATTCATAGTCTAAGTCATTTAATTTGGGATAAGAAACGAAGTTTCTAAAAGGTCTTGGATCATGAAACCTTATATCAGCACTGCCTGCCGGTGTATCAAGATATAGTATACCACTGACTTTGCTATTAGGATGTACATGTATTGGATGAGAATCATTTTCAAATAGTTCGCTTACAAAGACTTCTAATTTAAAGTCAATTTCTTGTACATTATAACCTAAACTTTTAAAAAAAGACCGTCCTTGATCTAAAGCCCACTCGTTGAAATTCTGTAACTTTTCATTGCTTTCAATAGGTGTACCATAGGTGCAATTATACCCCCAAATGTTAGTTTGATTGTTTTTATCATTTACAATATTTCTAGCAATAGGTTTTATTGTGTTCGCAAGAATAGGATCATGTATTTTTGCAATTGGTGTACTAAAATAATTTTCTAAATTATGCATGTTTCTCATAGTAGGTGTAGACTCTTTCGTACCATTCGTGCTTCCATTCGTCATATTCATGAGGCCATAGATCAAATTGTTGATAGGTTTCTCCACCTAGTATCATTCCATCATCACCGCGACTACACATAAAAACATGTCCTTCACGTATATTAGTTCCGTAGACAGCGTTATGGGCTTCAGCATACGCCACCATTTGTAAATAGTAATCAACTACCCATTCTAATTTCTTAGGCTTGTTTGTTTGTTTAAAGTCCATTATACAGGGGTTACCTTTAAACGTTCCTACTAGGTCAGTAGTTCCTGCGTATAGTTGCGGAACGTATAGCTGTACTTCGCTACCCCATATCTCATCTACATGGATCATAGCTTGCTCTCTGATAACCTCGGCCATACGATGTGCCTTTTTTGCAAAAGGGTTACTACCGGGGGTAGGCCATTCGCCGAACTCAACATAGTCTTCAAGATATTTGTGCATTCGGGTACCTACACCTGCCGCTTCTGTTACAATCTCTTGTGCTTTCTTTTCGCCCACCCTCTTGCGCCAAGCAATAAGATGTGTCTTATCTTTAGTAGCGTCGAGAATAGTTGTGACAGAGGCCACAGCATTTCCATCAGGGGTAAGGTATTTTCTCTTACCCTCTATCTGTTTTCTCTTAATGGGTTGGTAGTTGTATTTGTTATTAATTAGACTCATCTGTATCCTCGTATTCATCCCATCTATCCATAAACGGATCAGACATATAATAAGGATCAACTGTTGAATTAGGGTCGTCTTCTGCTGTAATAGTATGTACTTCAGGTACATAATGTTTTACCATATTTTCTACACCCATCTTTAGCGTAATTGTACTACTAGCACATCCACTACATGCACCACCTAAAATCAAACTTAAATGTCCGTTATCATAATCTACAAAATCAATTACACCACCGTGTTGGGCTACTCCTGGTGCTACATTAGTCTCAAGAATGTGTTTTATATGTTTAATTATTTCTTCTTTGCTTCTATCTTCAGTCATACGGTTTCTCCTAGTGTTAAGTATAACACCTTAGTTATTGCTTGTCAAGTATTAAATGCTGGCGCCAACGTCTGTTGCGTTTTTGGCCATTTGTGATACTTTGTCGCCTTCAGCATCTTGTTGAGGTGTATCACCTTTGCTAACAGCTTGTGCAGTCTTGGGTTCAATACCCTTTTCGTTAAAATTAGTTACCATTGTTTTAACTCTTGCATCAGTATCATACGCTGCTTTAAATGTGCTATAATCAAACTGCTCGCCACCTACATTCTGCATAAGTTTATTAAGATCAAGATTCTTTGAACCCTGTCTTACATCTTCTTTTGTAGGTTTTGAAAAATGCAGGTAAACAGATTGTCCTGCTTGATCGGCGCTGTTGATAACAGTCCTCAATACTTGTACAAGTTTACTTGCTGTGTTAGGTTCTTGTTCGAGTATAATGTCAGACACTCTCATGTCTAATCCTTACTTCTTTGTTGAAAGAATTTTACCTAGTCTGCGACTAGTTTCTATCATTTTCTTTTTGGCTATTTTGCTTTCACGCTTTTCACGGCCTGCTTCTTCTTCTCCACCAGCTGCTGGTTCTGCGGCAGCAAAATCGTCTGCGGCTGCATCTGCTTCTGCATCAACTGTTGGTTCCATTTCGGCATCTGGTGCTGGTTCTTCTCCGGGCATTTCTTCTGCACCCATTGGCACTTCTCCGCCGCCTTCGCCTGTCAACTGTGCTACGCCAGCTGTTAGTGCAGCCCTTGTTGCTTCAAGTGCTGTGTATAAACTTTCAAGTCCTGGTTTTACTGTACCTATAAATGTTTCTGACTGTGCTTGCCCCATCTCATCACGTATTGCATCGCCTAGTTCTAGCATTGATTCAGCTTGCATTTCTGCTGTATCTTCCATCCAACCTGTGACTCTGTCTACCATATCTTTAGAAGCCATAACAATCTCTGCCTTGTCTTCTTCACCTTCTAGTAGTGATGTAAAATAATTATCTATGATAGCTTTTCCTTCATCGATGTGTTTGCTTTCAGTTTTTTTAGCAATGGCCTTTTGTAAGCCTGCAGGTAATTTCTTTTGCTTGGCTGACAAACCTTTTTTATCTGAATCTTTTTTATCGCCTTTTTCTTCTTTATCTTTTTGGGCTTTTGAAATTGGTTCTTTTGTGTCGCCATCACCATCTACATCAGGAAAATCAGGTTTAGCTTCAATGACTGCTTGATTAAGAACGTCTAGGAAGAGTTTGTTCTTTTGATATTTTGCGTCATGCACTGAATCGAAACTTTCATTTGTCTCGTATTGACTAAGTGTTGTTCTTAGTTTGTTTCTAGCATCTTCAAGTTGCTCTAATGTAAATGCTTCAAGATCTATCTTCTTTCCGAATCTTTTAGCTAGGCTTTCATTTAATGAAGCCGCCGTCACTGGTTTGTTTATTTCTCTAATGTTCATCAGTCTCTTCCTAATGTTTATTGTGTTATAGTTATTTAGCCATTTAACCTAGAATATACTGCATCAGTCTGGCTTTAGCATCGTGTGTATAGCTTAGTGCTATATCTAGTCTCAATTCAGCCACACTTCGCTTTAACTCGTCTTTTGATTTTTGTATAGTGTTCTTGTAAAATAGACTATCTACATGGTGTTTGCTCAGTAAATTATCTAATTTTTCTATATCGGCAATGTTTGTTTTCCTATCATGAACACAAGAATGTACATGTGCTACCGCAGCTGATTTGCTGTAATAGCTAGTGACTTGTTTGTTTGCTTTAGTGTCATAGATTAGATATCCGTGCCATGCTTTACGGATAACATAGTGTTTGATCCTAATGCTGTTCCCTTTTTGATACGGGATAACACTTAGATCTACACTGTTAACTAATTCTTCTAACTGTATTAGTGTTTGTTCATCAATCATTTCTCTTTACCAAAAAAAGATCCTTATTGCGTACTTTACTTACTAAACTTTTCTTCACCATATTATCAATTATGACTTGTTCTCTTTCAGTATATGAACTTAATGGTTGTAGTTTCACATCCATCTTGTCCAACAATTCTATTTCTTCATTGGTTTTATAAATTTCAAATGATTGTATTAATTCATTTATCTTCATTACATTGGAGTTTTCATTACAACTTTGGCGCCTGGTTGAATACCTTTGTCAACATCGCCAGTTTGATCTGTATTGATTATAAACCTTTTGCCACTTGCGTCGCTAGGGTCTTTTTGAATTACTCCGGGTTTGTTTGGATCTCTAGGAACTTTAGTTTCAATGCCAGTCTTAGGATCTTTGAGTGTTACTTGTTTGTCATCAGCTGACATAACATCTAGTTCATTCTCTAATAATTCATGCATTCTCATTTAAATTTCTTCCTTCCAAACGGGGAACTTTTAGGTTTATTTAACCTAGTCAATCGCACTGCCGCAGGGTTTGCTCTACGTGCTATTGCACTTTTAACTTTCATTGTTCCGCCTCTTTTAGCTTTAGTTTGTTTTAGTCCTACACTCTTTTTTACATTTATAGGAGCATTACAAGCTGCCGGACTTGCTCTAACTTGTCCTTTTCTTGCTCCATATTGGCATCTAAACTTGCGTGTTTGTTTGCCTCCACTTCTACTCCAAACTCTTGTAGCTCCGCCTTCAACTATATCATGTACAATCATCTTGAACTCTTATTCATTTGTGCTACTCTTTTAGAGGTTGGATTAGTTCTTTTTGTACGTTTAGCTTTACGTGCCATCCTGCTGCCTAAACGTGCCTTTGTCTTTTTTAACATAATACGCTTTTTTATATCTGGTGCCGCAAAACATTGGCTAGGCTGTTTCACTACTCTACCTTTACGTTTTCCTGTCATACATCTATATTTACGTACAACTTTAGATCCTGACTTAGCCCATACCTGTCTTTCATTGACAAAGTTCTGTAAGTCGCTTATTATGTTCTCATATGTAAAACTTTCGAACTCACTACGTTCCGGCATTTCTATACCAAGACGTTTCATTTCTGGTGCTACATACTTCTTTATGTTCCTATCGCTCATTTCATCATAGAAGTGATCAAACAAATCGGTGCCATATTCCTTTTTATATTCTTTAGCAACAAAATCATATTGATCCTTATCTTCAATCTTCTTAAGTTGCCTTCTTAATTTATTTTTTGAAGTTCCAATGCCAGTACCGCCCTTCATTGAAAGATAAAGTTGTTCAGCTGTGCTTGCTAATACTATTTGTTGACGGTCAGTAAGTTTAGGTTCGTCTTTTTTATCATCAGCTTTTCTTCTTTTAACTTCTGCATCTCCATCGCCTCTACCTGGTTGTTTAGGCTTAGATACTGGTGTTAAATTACCGTCTGAATCTTTTTTGAATTGATTAGGTGCGGCACCTACTACTTCGCCTCCGCCGTCACCTTTATTTGGATTGTTGTCTTGGCCGCTACCTTTATTGTTTTTTGGTTTGTAAACAAATCTAGTAGCTTCTCCAGACATTAATGCAGCCTTTAATTGGATTAACATATTTGCAGCTTCTAGTTCATCTCCTTCGATTCCATCTAGGTCTGCAAGATCATCTTTGCTATATAATTTTTCTAAACGTCTACCAACTATTTTTTGCAGTATTGGTTTGGTGCTTTGCATTTCGAGGATACTCACCAGTAGCTCTAAATTGTCTGTAGACAAGTCTCCGCCCAATGCTTCTACTGCTTGTGCTACCTCTTGAGTCATGCCCATAACAACAGGCTTCTCAGTTGGTGAAGCAGTATCTACTGCAGCCGCAAAGTCTTTCATTTCATCGTCAGTTTTTTTAAGTTGTGGTGGAGGAGAAAGTTTTATTTCTTTGTCACTTTTACTACTATTTTGTCCACTGTCATCACTACTAATATTGCCGCCAGGCGCTTGCGGTCCGTCTGTGCTTACTTTGGGACCTTTGCCCGGCTTAGTTGCGTCATCACCGCCTTTTTGTCCTGCGGCCATTGCATTACCGCCTGCGCTTGGATCAGCTTCTATTTTCTTTATTTCATCTTGTATTATTTTAATTGCTTTGCTAGGATCTGTAAAGGCACTCATCATTTGTTCATCTTGTGCTTTACGAACCATAGCCTCAAACTTTTGCTTGTCAGTTGCTTTATCTCTAAATCGCTCTGGTATCACATAAGCATAAGAACTTTGTACAAATTTTCTTAGTGCTTCTTCTGGATCCATTTTTACTTTGTCGATTGCTAACAGCTCACCAGCTAGGGCGGCCCTTACTTTCGGATCTTGTAATTCCGTATCTGTTACAGTTGCTATTATAGCTTTTGCTCTATCTGCTCGCTCACCTGGACCTGCAACATTATTAAAGTTTGCACTACCAGCGGCAACAATCTGTGCAATTTGATTTGCATCTGCATCGTTATCCCTTGCTTGTTTCAGAGCGTTATCAACCACAGCTACAACCTTTTTATCTGTGTTAGCACCTTTGAAGTTTGCTATAGGTATTTGATTTCCACGCGGATCATTTGCATCTGGATCTTTTTTTACAGGAATGTTGGCTGGGCCTTTTCCTCTACCAGTTGAAATTACATTACCGTCTTTATCGTAGACTTTGTAGCGTGTACCTTGTCCTGAACCTGTTATAACTTTATAAGCACCTTCACCTTTTTGTGCTACTGGCTTTTCTTTGTTCTTATCTAAATAGGCTTGTCTCTCGCCTGGCTTTTCTACTGATTTACCCCTGCCACTACCAACAGCATTAGCCATTGCTTTTAGTGTGTTGGGTCCTGGATCGCCGTCAACTTTTAGTCCTTTAGACTTTTGAAAGTCCCTTACTGCTTTTGCTGTGCCTGGGCCAAACCATCCATCAGCTTTTGCTTTGAAACCTAATTGAGTAAGGGCAGTTTGTATAGTTTTAAGTTCGGGGCTATTGATGGCACCTTGCTTTACCTTGCGCCACATGCCTCCATCAGACTTTATCTTTATGATCGCTGCGTTAATAGCAGCATCTAATGCTTCAGTGACGTGGTATGTGAGTTCTCTTAATAGCATAACACTGTTATTTAGTTGTTTTATGTGAAGTTGATTAGTAGAACGACGATGGTAGAAAGTAGGCCTGCAACAATAGTACCTGTTGCTCCTATGATAACTTTAATCATAGACTTGTTACCTTGTTGTATATCAAGATGCACGTGATGAAGTTTCTTCTCAACTGCTGTCAAGCGGTTTTCAAGATTTTCATATCTCTGTTGACACAAGTCAACATGTGCTTCTAAATTCTTTTTTTCTAAGGCTGTTGCCATAATATTTCTCTCTGTTGCAGTTGTGCAAGGGGTCTGTTCGTACCTAATTGAGATATTTGTTTGCCTTAGTAATATTATTTATGCCAAGTTACCTAATTAATTATCAGACAGTTTAAAAATAATATTACGGTCTGCCTTGTGTTTAGTCCTAAATGCACTGTTGGTTATGATAGCTGTATCACTTAATCCTGTAATAATAGGAACAAGATCAAAATCATCTATTAGCGTATCTAGTGTAACAGCTCCTACTTGATCATACGTAAATTCAAATGTCCAATATCTCTGTTTGTCTTGTATGCTAGATCCAAATCCTAAACTACTTACATCGCCTACATGTGTTTTACATTCAATAGGTGTTAATTGTACTCTAAGTCCTACTGTTTGCAATACCGTAAGATAATTTGCTTGCTGTTGCCGCAATAAATTATTGTCGTGCTTCCTTGCATTAGTTTCTGTAATATCAATTACTGTTGTTATAATTACACGCATGACTATATTTACAGAGATAAAAAAAGGGCTCAGTGAAAACTGAGCCCTTTAGTTTAAGTATTAAGTTAATTAAAACTTACGTTGCGTCGAATGCATCCAAGTCACGGATAAGAACAACTTGTGCTGATAAATCAATACCGTCTACTGTTCCTAATGCTTGGTGTCTACGAGTCAAAGACGCTGCATCTGAATGATGTCCGTCAATGATTGCAAAGATTTTACCAGCTGTACCTGTTGATACATACATTAATGGTGAAAACTCACGTACGATTGCTTCAATACATCCGCCGATTCCGTCTTTTGCTGCTAATGATGCACCAGCGTCGATTTCGATTGCTGTGATCTGTGATGTGCTGTAGTTTTCGCCGTGATCATAACCTGATCCTGCGCCTGCTACGGGGTTTACTCTTGTGAATGATGCCATTTTATTTCTCCTGTTCTAAATAGCCACTCCGCTCCGGAGTGTTTCATGGAAAACGTTAGTCGTTTCCCTACTTTGTATTTAGTCTGTAGTGAAAAATAACCTACTTTAAGGTCTTTTTGGCTCGATTTTGGATGGATCTAAACATACTTATGTATGCAGGCCCTGCTCTAACTATATCATCTAGTGCTTTTACTGCTGGCCGCATAGCTCTTACCATATTACTTGGTATAGGTTTGCCTTCTGCCATAAGTTGTAAAAAACCTTTTACAAGCATAATATTTTCAGGTCCTACAAGATATCTATAGAACACATAATCTCTACTAGCGGCACTCATGTCAGGCATACTAATAGTAGGTTCGTTATCTTTTACCCAGTTGCTTTCTAGATCACGTTGACTTGCAAACTTTTCTAGGTCGTCTATTATATCACTGCTTCTTAGTTTGGCTCTAGTTGCATAAAGAAGTTTAGTTACAATAACTCGTCTTTTGTCGTTAGTAAGCTGACTCCAATTTGTTACGTTGCGTCTAATTGTTTTATAGTCTGTGTTACTTACGTTTAGAACGTTCTCTAATCTTACAAATAGCTGTGTAGGATTAGGTGTTGATCCACTGCTGATAGATCTTAAATATGCTTTCAAACCATCTAACGGGAGAGTTGTTGATCGTCTTGAACGCATTGCAGCTCCTGGATCTTTTAATTTACCTAATGCACGTTCGTCACCAGTAACAAAATATATAAAGTTGTACAAGTCTGTACTATTCATTTTAAAACGTTCGTACTTTACATCAAGAGTTTTACGAGCATAATCACGCACAACACTTGTAGCATTAGGAAAGTTTTTTAACAGTTCTAATATTAGTAGTGTAAGATATAGCCTTTCACAACAATCTGCATATGTCAAAACTTTTACGCTTTGATCATTACGTGTCATTCTTGCTTCTTCAAGTTGCTGTAAAAAATCTAATTGCATATTACATGTACTTTTTCATAAACACCTGTGACATCTTATCTGGATGTACATCTAGGAAGTCATGTAAGTGATTACTCATCTGTATATCTTTTGTAAAACGTAATTTTAATTGCGGCTTTATACCTTCTGATGTAAGTAGTCTACGTAAATTTACTGCTTGCTGTGCTGTAACTTTTAATACTTTGCCGTCATCAGTCTTTACTGATGTAATTGGATCGTCACCTGTACGTGTGTCAAGTACTGCTCCTAATTGGTCAAATATGTTATCGTTTGTAAACCCCTTACCAAGATCTTTTTCATCATTATCTAGCTCATCACCGTGTCCTCTAAGACCTAGATCGTCTAGTGTGCCTTCTTTAACAATATCTTTCATTTTCATTTGTTCTCTCCTAACGTTTGATTGATCTGTTTGCTTTAGTAAAGTATCCTCTAGATACTAATTTTATATCACCCTCAGGGTGTGTCATTACATAACCTTCGCCGCCATCGCCGTGTGCTGTGCTATCAACAGGTCCGTGGTCTCCAATATGTGCTTTTACATCTGCATCATGTGAGTCGAATTGGTTTATAATTTTGTCTTTTAATTGCATAATACCTGCTACTGTATTCCACATTGCATTGTATCCAGCATTCTTTTGTCCTACATATTCAGCGATACGTTGTTGCTTAACACCGCTAACCTTACTAGTCTTAAGCCAGTCCATAAATCCTTTTGCATAATCTGTTACACCCGAGTCTACAGTGCTATTGAGATATGTATAAAATATTTTAGGTAGGTCTGTCATTTTTAATTGTATAAGTTCTTGTTTGTTGAGTAACGAATCAATTGCCTGTGCATCTTTAGCTACAGTTGCTTTTAATGTGTTAATATCGTTGTCGTCAATAGTTGCTGGTTTAGAAACTGTTACACTAGGAAATATAAAAACTTCGGTACCAAGCATTGCTAAATTTTGTGGGACTGGAGATTGGTTGCCTTCTTCGTCTAACAATCTGTGTACCACAACACCAGTCTTTGATTGTGCTATACGTTTGCCTAAATCACTTTGTGTAGCAACTTCGTAGGTAACAATATTAGGTGTAAAGATATATTTGCCGTTTCTTATTTCAGGTGTGTTATAATATAACAAGTCACCCATTAAGTAACCTCTAAAGTCTTTAGGAGTTGCTTTTTCGTACTCATCAAAAATATCACTCATGTTGTTTGCAAATTCTATACGGTCTGGTTTATCTTTGTTGGCTCCGCCGCCTCTGTTGAGTAAATGTCCTGCAAGGTCTTTTCCGCTAGTTGCTCGTTCAACTCCGCCTTTTTTAACAAAACCAGATTTGTCTGTAAGTATAAACTCTCCATTTTCATTGCGGCCAAAAACGATAGCGGGAGATCCGTCCCATTTAATAGTGACATTTTCGTGTCCTCCTTGCTCTAGTTTCTTAAGAGATTCTATTGCACGTATGGCTCCTTTAGAACCATCATCAAAAATTATATCTTCGGCATGATCTATTCTAGCACCTTCAGTTATAATACTTTTGTTAATTTGTTTAAATTCGTAAAATCTCATTAACAAATCATCCTAGTGCTGTTAAGTGCTACACCACTTAGCTCTTTAATTCTTTGTAGTTGTTTGTCTTCTAGTGTTTGCACTGCTTCAGGAAGTTTCTTACCTGCTTTTTCTAGTTGATATTCAAACTGTGATATAAGTTCTTCGTAGTTAGGTTCGTTCTTTCTCAAGAACGCAATCATACTTTCAACAGTGTGAGTATCTTCTTCAGTTGCGCCTTTACCTAATAATATTTCTGGAATACCTTTTGCCCAATCATCGGCTATTACAGCATCACCTTTGTTAGGATCAAGTAGTCCAAACTTAGGACTCATCTTAAATCCTCGTCCTCTTGCTAGGCTTGCTAAAAGCATTGCTCTTAATGCACCACCGTATTCTTCTGTGCCGCCACGCTTGGCTCCACGCTGAAAGTCTGGATTAGTTGTAAACATAAAGTCTGTTTGTACAAAGCCTTTTTGATCTGTACCATCAATAGGAGTACGGAAGTGAACTTGATCACCAGCATTGTGGATCCAACCATCTTGTTTCTTTCTTCCTATATTCATAATTTGATCTTCAGGTACACCTTGACTTTTTAACCAAGAACTTAGTTTAGCAATTAATTCTTCTTTGCTTACCTTGTTTGCATCTGTGTTTAAGTCTAAGTCACCTGAGCTATTCTTTTCAAATGCTCCGTCAGGATCATTCTTCTTACCTGTTGTGCCTAACCAATCTTCTTCATCAAAAGTTAAGCCTGTAATTTTTTCAATAAACTGGATAGTAGGATGTACATCCGGAGTTGCAATACGCTGTGTCATAAACTCTTTTTCAGGCTCAGTCTTAAATACGTTGCCACCTTCATTAAGAATCATTTTTTTTCCTACTTTCAATTACCTTTTGTACACCACGCTTAAATTTACGTGGGTCACCGCTTTTAATACTATTTAGGAAGCGCCGCTCTAGTTCATTAGCTGTGGCTGCATCATAGTTTTTGTGCATATTATTAATCAAGTTGATAGAACTATTAATGATATTGTTTGCTGTTGTCTCAATTAAACGATCTTGATCTTTACTTAGGCCTAGATTATTAAGTTCATCTAATATACTACGGGTTTGTTTTTTCATGACACTTTCCTATACAATGTATTTACCGTTAATAAAATAAATATTACTACATAACGGAGGGCAACAATGGGCATAAAACAATTATCATTTAATGAAAGGTCCCTACTATTTGCACAATTAGCTTCTATTGCATATAATAACACAAAAGAAGCCAAGAGTCAAGCAAAACGGTTAGGCTTTACAACAACAGAGTTTTACGAAAAAGACGGAGCGCAAGCATATCGCTTCATGAACAAGACAGATCTAGTAATTGCATGTCGCGGAACTGAACCAACAGAATTTAATGACATTAGTGCAGATCTGAAAGCACTACCTGTAATGGCAGAAACTGTGAGCAGAGTACACCGAGGGTTCAAAGCAGAAGTAGATGAATTATGGCCTGCAATTACAGAAGATATTAATCGTAAAGCCAACTTAGGCAAGACACTTTGGTTTTGTGGACACTCACTAGGAGCCGCAATGGCTACTATAATGGCAAGTCGATGTATGCATGATGTAGAACTAAACGATCCTGTTGAATTATATACATTTGGTTCGCCACGTGTGGGTTGGAGAGGATATGTAAAGAGCTTAGGTGTAACACATCATCGTTGGAAGAACAACAATGACATAGTAACTACTGTTCCGCTTTGGATTATGGGTTATGTACATCATGGCACACAACATTATCTTAATGCATATGGAAACTATAGAAAGCCTACGGGCTGGCAACTAGCAAAAGACAAATGGCGTGGTATCTGGATGGGCCTAAAGCAAGGTAAGATAGATAGCTTTGGCGATCATTCAATGACCGAATATATAAAACATATTACGCGAATAGAGAGCTAACACTTTCTTCGTTTGTAACACGTCGAATAGCTTCTCCAAATAACTGGCTGACACTAACTTGACGTGTCTTCTTACAGTTCTTAGGACACCTATTTGCAATTGAGTCTGTAACTACCAACTCGTCTAGTACACTTTTCTCAACCTTTTGGCATGCATCATCTGATAGCACACCATGTGTTATATAAGCACGAACACTACTAGCACCTGCGTCCATAATAGCTTTAGCCGCATTGCATAGTGTGCCTCCTGAGTCAACAATATCATCTACTAGAATAGCATGTTTACCTTTAACATCTCCTATTAGATTCATAACTTCACTCTTACCTGCTTCTGGTCTGCGTTTGTCTACTATAGCAATGTCGCCTCCGAACATGTCAGCAAACTTTCTAGCACGAACAACACCACCTGCGTCTGGTGATACAAATACTGTGCCTGTTTGATGTACTTCTGGATCGTCGATAATACCTATTGCACGTTTAATGTCTTTAGCAAATACTACACGGCTTGTTAAATCGTCCACTGGAATATCAAAAAAGCCTTGTATCTGTCCTGCGTGTAGATCCA